TATTACCGATGAGATTGACGGGATCTACTAGCTCACCAAGTAAATCATTGAGTGGTCCTAGAATACTTGCTAATGTAGTTTCGATAAACTCAATGATTTGGTTGATGATACCACTAACCAATGTATCTACTAAACATGCTGCTCCTTCATAAGCATCCTTTAAAAATCCCCAAAGTAGGTCAGTAACGTAGTCGGAAATCCTTTCAGTAAGATCCTCCATGCTACATCCAACTTCCTCAAGTACATCGTTGATTGCATCAATAACCTCTTTGAGTCTACTTTGTTTCTTTGTAATAGGTTTGAAGGGTTCGACACCTAGATCAGGTGCAACAGGTCCGGTGTTGACATTGCCTAGAACATCTTTAGTGTCAACGTCTTCATACAATATAACTTCTACCAGTTTATCGATGCCATCACGAATAAGTTTTACAATCTCTCCTTTTAGTCTGGCAATGAGACTTGTTACTAATCTGATTGCTTTATTAATATATGTTCTTCCTGTGGAAATATAATTATTAAGTTCGCCGTTTGCCTTACTAACATAATAGGTGCCAATGTTTCCGTTTGATTGCTGGTTTGCTTTCAACATATCAGCAATGATATTCTTTAAGTTAGACTCAAAGTTCTTTTCAGATCCACACGTAGGGTCAGCGAGCTCTACACATACTTTCTTACCCGTTGGATTTGTTTCAGAAGCATCAGCAAACAAAGCATAGAAAGCTGATGGTTGGTATCCAGGACGAGCAGCAATGGCAGGTAGTCCTGCTGCTGGTAGCGTAGTAGATCCTTCCGTCTCTTGTGCCGCTGGTCTAGCATCCTCTCTTAAATCTTCCTGAGAGATAGGAGCATGAACAAATGGATTGGTTCCGGGAGAAATAAAAGTAGTAAATGATTTACATGTTCCTGTTGGATTGGGATCGTTCTCTACATTTTCTAGTAGAGTAGCACCAGCAGTGTGTCCAATAGAACCAATGATCAATGGCTTCTGTTGATCATTGTCTAGATAGATTCCAATGACCCAACTACCTACAGTATACCCGATGGTTCCTCCAGTTTTACCACCATCAGACCATGGAGATGTAGCAGGCATCATTACATGTGCCCAAGGTAGATCAGAACTAGGTGTAGAGTTACAATCTTTTAAGTGTCTACCTACAATCCTTACTCTATATCTACCAGACTTCTTAGGATCTTTGAGATCATTATTACCGTTGGGATCTCCCTCTGCAAAAGATTCTACTTGCCCTACCCACCAGGACAATCCATCGGAACCAATCTTATGTACGGGATATGCTGTAGATAATACTGGATCCATATTACTTCACTTTGTTTTCGTAATCTTTCATGCCAGAAGTGTCTCTAATCAACTCAAGTTTAGTTTTTACTCTACTATTTAGTGGGTCATAGTTATGTCCTATCTTAGAAATCAAATACAATCCACTGTTATTCTCATCATACTTTTGTTCTTCTCTATATTTCTGGGCAACCATGTTAGGTAGTCTGATGTCAAGTTTGTCACCTACAGTTAGTTCTGGGTTGCCTGGGATAAGAATCTCTAGTTTATGTACATCCATAGTAAAGTATCTAGAGAATGATTGTGCTAGATAATGCTTCTGAAAGTCAGGGAATGTGTTGCTACTCGATCCACCATCTCTATCTTCATTAGATCCTGTGTCAGCATTGTTATACCATGTCTCATGGTCAAGAATGGTAGAGATAATCCTAGTAGGTCTAGTAGACAACTCGGTTTGAACTTTACCTAGTTTTGTTTGACTTCCTAGGTGTGCTTGGTTCTCGAAAGAATCTGATAGGTTGTAGGTGTACTCTTCATATGCTCCAGTAGAATAGTTATAGAACACACAGTAGGTAGAGAACACCCCACTCCTCATCTGTTCGAACAAGTCTATCTCAGATCTAAAAGCATAGTCTTCGATAATATATCTGTCTGCCTGAGTTGATGAAGCGGAGTCTCTATTAGTTGGTCTCGCTTCGTAAACATTTTCATATGCTTTCTGTCCACCAAAAGAATCACTACCATCAGAATAGTAATAGTCTACCGACTTAAAGTTAAATCCATTCTTGTTCTCGAAGAACAAGAATCCAGATGTACCAGATGATTTGTTAGTGTCTGATGGAATAGAAGTCTTTCCTGATTTAGTTTCCGAGTCAGATGATCCCGATCCTCCAGGTTCTGATGTTTGTGGTACTGCCTTCGGACAAATCTGATTGATGAGAGCGTGTGCTCTCTTTCCTTCAGGAAATAGTTTGATATTATATTTACATGCCTCTAAGTTAATCTCTTTATCTGTCTCCAGATATTCTTCTAGAATCTTCTTGACAATACCCTCCGGCGAACCAGACAAAGGTTCATAGATTCTAACACCTTCATTATACAATGCCTCTAATGATATTAGACTCAAGTTATAGAATTGCTTAGAACTGTCGAAGACTCTACCACTAACCGCCCACACATATAGATCGTAGCGATGCTCTTCTTCTTTAACATCTACGATGTCAATGACTACTCTTTCTCCTCCCTGAATAGGTAGAGTACCAATCAAGTTTTGACCAGAATCAATCATGCTAAGAGTAGCACTAACAAATGGTTTCTCGATGTCCTCGAAGTATAAAAAGGCAGCGATAGACTTACTGATTTCAATCTTGTCACCAGATACTGACTCTAATGTTGCTGCTTTGATTCTGAAAAAACTATTAGACTGTTCCATGATTTATGCTCTCGCTCCTGTTGGATAGTTTTCTTTATTTTTTTCATCCTCTAGTTTTGCATCTGCTAATCTTTGAGCTTCAATATTAGCCTGCATTTGTCTTCTTTTAGCAGCTGCTCGGGTCCGTGGATCTGAAGAGTTATAACCCAGAGGAACAATCGTAGCAGTCGGTCTTTCAGATGCTTGTTGGACTATTTGTTGTTCCTCTGGCGATAGTCCTTGTACTATTCCGTCTAGATAATCCTGTGCTGCACTTATATTAAAAGGTTTAGCATCAGGTGAAACTTCGCCAGGGGAGACCTGACCACCCGTTGTTACATAGTCATTGACAACACTTGTTGGATCCATGTTACCTTGTATAGTTCCATTCCAACCAGTTCCTAGTTCAAAGTGTAGATGATAATCAGTCGATCTACCAGTGTTTCCGATCTTTCCGATCACTGATAGATTTCCATCTGAATCTGGTCCTACTCGTTGACCTTGCTTTACATTTACTTCATCTAAATGACCATACAAAGTATACTTTCCATCATCATGTTCAACCACCACATAGTTGCCCCATCCATTTGGTTGGTTTCCTATTTCATGTACCTTTCCTGGTTTCTTTACAGCGACAGGTGCTTTTGCGATGAAAGGTCCTCCAGCAACATCAATCCCCATGTGGTTTGGTCTTCTCGATGATCTGTAAGCACTAGTAATATAACTTCCTGGTTTTCTTTGTCCGCCGGTCATTAACATGGATCTACCCATCTTGGTAGCAATTCCTGTTAGTGGTCTTCGACTAGGATTATTAGGATTATTGGGAGTATTTCCGAGTCCAAAAATATTTTTGATAGCTTTTACCCATCCGGGTGTGTTATCTTCTTTTTTCTTAGACTTCTTATCATTGATTGTCGTGATACTACTACCTGCTGATGCTGCTATCCCACCAGATGTTTTCTTCTGTTTGATTACTTCTGCTCTCGTTACATTACCAATGAGATTTTCTGGTAATCCAAACTCTTTTGCTTTGTCTCTAGCAAAATCTATTAGATAGTTTGATACCCCAGGGACAATACTTAATCCAGGCACCAAGTTTCCAATAGAACCTAGAGTCATTCCAGCAGCAACTTGGGGTAAAGATAACGTAACATCTTGTAGTAACTTTGCTTCCTTATCAACACTAATCTCGCTAGAACCTCCCTTCATTTTATTCTTAGCACCCTCTGCCTGATCCATAAGATCAGAAATAGGATTGTTCTTACCTAAAGGAACAACAGCGTCGTCCATTCCTAAGGATCCTACAGTGGGTTTATTATATCTTCCTGGTTGTAATGTAGGAGCAGTGCCGGGCGCTAGTTTAGTCATCGGGGCAGTGCCTTCTGCCAGTCTGGGAACAAACCCAAAAGCATTACCCCTCTCACCGGGTCCAGCCTTTGCCCACGGAGCTTTGGATCCCATTTCCAGTGGACCAATCTTTTTCTTATACGCGTTCCTCATCCTCCTCTTACCAAAAGGAGTTCTTCTTAAGATTCTCCCAAACTTGTTACTCTTACCTATTCTATCGACTAACTTTTCTGTAAATCCTTCGGCAATCCCTTCGGTAAGTCCCTCTGTAATATTGCTAAGTAAACCACCACTTCTACTACCTTTCTTTTTACCTGCTGTGGCAGATTCTTCTCCTTCTCCTTCTCCTTCACCACCATCAGCAGAAGAAACTCCAGGTGCTTCTTGCATAGACTCAATACCTGCCATGGAAGCATCATCCTGTGCTTCCCTCATTCTATCTAGTTTTTCTTGGTGAAGTTTATTTTCTTCTTCCCAAAGTTCGTTGTCATTATCAATCCACGAACCTAAAAAATCAAAGAACTTTACAGTTTGTTTTTTGGTTTGGTTTTGTTCTTCCTGTTCATCCGATGCTTCATCGGTTTTCTTGCCCATGTTTCTGAAAGCATCGGCAATCTTTCTATTGTTGCTAGCAATGGCATCAAGTAGAGGAGTTAACCATGATCTTAATGGTTTGTCTTGTGTTCCTCCCTCGTCTATAACATCTTGTACACTCTTAAGTTCTCCTGCAATACCACCTTCAAACCTTTGCTTCTTAGATAAAGCAGGATCTTGTGTAACATCAGGGTTTGTCTTAAACATTCCCTTTGTTCTTGCTATTCTATCTCCACCAAACTCAGATGCTAATGCCTTACCGAAGTAATATCCTCTTCCTGTTTCTACATCACTATCTTTGTTCTTTTTTCTTGCTTCCGCTGCCATCTTACGTGCAGAACCAATCTTATCTCCGATAAACTTCCCGAGATTACCTACATTTGCCTGCCTGTATATGGTGGTTCCTGCTGCCATGTTTTTTAGCGATTTTTTGGCGGAAAAATTTTTTCCAGATTCAAGGAATCAACTAGTGATTTTTCCCCTAGTATTTATTGCCTCTCTCTAATAATATTCTTCAGCATCTTCATTCTATCTGGTTCTGAAGATGACATGGATGGTGCCATGGGGACGGGAGATGGGTCATCCATCATCTCCCCACCATCATTGTTCATCATGATTGGCATGATAACTACTCCACCACCAGTAGACATGTTATTAGAAACTATCTCTATCTTTTCTGCTGGTGCTGTGTCTGGTTTCATAGATGCCGAAGCAGAAGGAGAACGATAGTTAACAGAAGGATCCTCTCCTCTGTTAGTAACAGCAGTATTATTTCCTCCACCTTCAGCTAAAGAATAGGCAGACTGAGCAGCACCTATTCTATCATCCATGGAGTCTTCTAGTTCCCAGTCGGCTGCTCTCTCTACTTCATAACCAAATCCTTTTGTTTTTAAAGCAACACTATCACCATAAGCCATCGCTTTTTGGAACTGAGAAGTTTCGTATGGATTACCACCCTTTAGTTCCCAGGCAATGTAATCCAACTGTAGATCAACATCATCAATCGACTTACCTTTGTCTCTAGCGAGCTCATCTAGTTTATCTTTTCTACCATCCAACCATTGCATCAATCCATAAGCACCAGATTTAGGATTAACTGCCTTGGGATCAAACCCAGACTCTGCCCATAAGTTACCAACAATAGCAGCAGCTTCTATCTTAGTAAATCCTCTATCCATTAATCCTTTCATTAATACTTTAGCAGCTGCTTCTTTATCTTTTGGTAGAGGAGTTCCTGTTGGTAGTTGATCTTCTCTTGGTCCACCCTCTCTGTCTCCTCCACCATCACCGCTACCATCACCGCTACCTGTTAAAAACTCAGCAGCATTCATTGGCGTAGCATCTTTTGTTTGTCCTAGACCAAATCCAGTAGACTCATTGACTTCTTCCATGCCAAAATATTTCATGGCAGCACCAAGTTTCTGAGTGATAAATGGTTTCAAAGCACTACCAATAGGACCAGATCTAGACAATAAGTTGTCGATAACACCTAAGATTAATCTAGCACCACTGTATACACCACCGCCTACACTTTCTGCTACACTTTTATTAACCATGGCAGCAATCTCTGCCTTGTTACCAACTAGTTCTCCTTTATTGTCGCTAGAGTTTGCTTCGCCAACCATTACTTTACTTCTGGCTGATTGAATCTTCTGTGCTGGGAAAGAATCAGGTTCAAATGGTGCTGTGCCGGATGCCATCTTAGACATCATTTCTTCCTGTGCTTTAGCATCACCATAGATGTTACCAAACATTCCCTTCTCTTTAAATCCTAATCCAAGCGTAGCAACATTGAGAAGTTCTCTCATCTGTTCACGAATTCTGGCATCAAACTTAGCAAGGTTAGTTGCTTGTTTCTTCTTATCCTCTTCATTGAGGAATGGATATCTAATCAACTCAATAGCATATCTAAATGGGGATCCAAGAATATCAAGTGTAGTTCCAAGACCATTAAGGGTATGGTTTGTAAACTTCATACCCTGTAGTATGATCCAGTCTAACGACTTCCTAGGATCTGCCCAACTCTTTTCTTCGTAGTTTTTTAAAGCTTTTTCTTCGACATCCTTTCCCATCTTTCTGAGTTGGAAAGCACCTTCGCCTATAGCAGAAACAGCGAGACCAGCACCCAGAATGATAGCAGCAGCGGCACCAGCACCCACACCAGCAACACCACCAGCAGTACCACCGACAGTACCACCGGCAGCAGCAGATCCTCCGCTGGCAGCAGCGCCAGAAGCGGCAGAGGTTGCTCCAGACCTTACAGCCTGCTGTGTTACTGCTTGCCCTGCCCTACGCTTGAGGAACTTATCTGCCAGTCCTTTGATCCCTCTCTCAGATGCCTCCTCACCAGCAATCTCCAATCCAAATCCTAATAAGTCTTGCCACCATGGACTATCTTCTTCCTCACCATCACCTTCTCTCGAACCGAAGATAAGATCCGCAAGTTTATCAATAGGATCGTCAGGGAACTGTGGAATATATGCTTTAACACCAGCAGCGCCAGCAATACCTTCTAATAACTTCTCTCTTTTTGATATCTTTTTCTTGTCTGATGCCTCTTGCTCTATCTCTTTCTCTTCTCTAGATAGTTCAAGTTTTTCTTCCTTTATCTTTTTTCTATTACCAATCTTGTCATAGATTTCTTGAATCTTTTCTTTGATCAGAAAATCTGTATAGGTTCCTCTCTTCTCTGTCTCTACATTTCCCTCCAGTGAACTACCAGAGAGAGAGTAAGCAGATAAAATATCCGAATAACTACTGTCAATAATCTCTACATCAGGAGCAAGACCAGCATCAGCAGCAGCAGAATAATCAGGTGGTTCTGGTGCTCTAGATGGTAGAGTAGATGACATCAATGGTCTGATGCCAGCACTAAATCTTTGTCCTCTAGTTAAAGCAGGATCTTGTGTGAGTTCTGGATCACTAGAGAACGTTCCTCTAGTTCTATTGATAGCATCACCACCGAACTCAAACCCTAATGCTCTGGAGATGAAACGATCTTTAAGTTTTCTATTCTTTAGGTCTTCAACAGACCCACCCATATCAACGAACTCTTTACGGGCAATGGCAGCGTTCTTAAACGCCGACATAATCTTGCCACCAACAAAAGCATTAAAGTTAGGTGCTTTCTTAGCACCAGCACCATACTTTACATTAACAAACTTACTGGCGACCTTTTTACTTTCTTTTGGTTCCTTATCTGGTTTAGTCTGCTGTTGATCGGGGTTATCCTTAAGACCTTTAATAATCTCGTCGGCATTTCTTTCTAGAAGTTTTTCTATGCCACTAGCATATGCCTCGGCAGTTGATCTACCTAGTTTAAGTTTTCTTTTTGATCTCTTACCTACTTTATTAGTCCCCGCCATATTAGGGGGAGCTTCAACTATAAATTTTAAAGGACCAGCATCATCTCTTTCGTATACTTCAATCTCAGCAGAAACTTCAGACTCACCAAACTTAGTGTCGGGATCGGAACCAGTATAACTAACAGGAACAGCTAGATATGGATATTTTTCTTGAGCACCGGGAAGATCAATAAGATTCTTGATCGTTACTAAAAGATCTTTTCTTTTATCTAAAATGTCACCATAAGAAAGACCAAGACTTTGTAGCCATGCTAGTGCTTCTTTCTGATCAGCATTTCTTTCTTTACCAGTGCCTGCTACTGGTTTTCCACAGAAATAGATAGCGTGGTCAACATCACTTTCAAACTCGATCTCCCAGCGTCCTGCCTGACCTTGAATGTAGTGTGCTGGTGGTAGTCCTTTAAATATCATTGCTGTTGAGCTTTCCGTTGATCTTCCTTCTCTTTCATATGATTGTTCAATAGAGCGATGTAAATCTGTCGCTCCCAGGGAATAAGATTTTCAATCTCTGTCAAAGAATATTTATGCTCGGACATCAATAACATGTTTGTTTTATAATAGTTAGAAAGGCTATTATAAAACAAACTCACCCGAAAAAAGACTGTAATCCCTCAAGTGTATACGTACTGGTGACACCAGTGTTGGGGTTAGTTACATCAAAACTATGTCTCAGCACAGGCATAGTCGTGAAGAACTCTTGTAGTTTTTCAAACTGTTTCTGTGTCATACCCTCAATGAACTCAATGATTTCTTTCTGAGGTGTATCAGCAGCGTCCCATACTTCTTCACCTTGGAAGATCTGATCTACACATCGAGAAATCATATCAAACAACTCTTCGGTGTTGTCCATGCTCTTGTTTAGAAGAGTGATATCAACAAACTGATCGATGCCAGGATATTTCATGACCATTCCTAGGTCATCACTCAACATGATTTTATTTGTGTGGTTCTCTTCTTTGTCTACCTTGACATCAAGGAGATTGATTCTTACATTAACTTGAGTCTCGCCATCATCTCTACAGGTGACTTTCATATTGATGTCTTCGCCAGAAGACACAGCTCTAATCTGAAGGAAGATATATTCTAGGTCAAAGTTAGCAAGGTCTTCGATCTTAATCCTAGTTTGAATACAGTTCTTAAGTAGATTCCTTACCGTATCTTTTACTTCTTTCTCCCAATCTGTCCATGCTTTTTTAGGGGACCCTGGTTCTGGTTCACCCTCCATAGCAAGCAGCAAAAGTTTTTCTTCTTTTACTAGGAATGGACGGTACTTAATCTTTTTTCCCGTAGAAGGAATGGTTCCCTCATATGTAGGAACCGAAGGAGATGGTAAAGCCATACAAAAAAATCAAATCAATATATGTATTTATGCTACGTTGTTATAGGTTACGTAATGCTTGGAGTAATAGAAGTTGGCAGAGATTTTTGTAATCTGAGAAGCACCATACGATAGAGGCGTTGTGTCAATAGAGTATGGGAAAGCATCAACTAAAGTATATGATATAGATGCTTTTTCGTTAGCAGCTTTCGGTCCTCTCTCTGTTTTAGTAACAATGATGTTACATAGATAATCTTCTGGATAGCTTAGTCTTACTTGACGTGCTGCAGTACCAACAGATGCTAACTCTTTTACAGCAGTCAATGATTGCCCTGTTAAGTTAGAAGGATTTACTTCTGTATCTGCCACTGTATTACTATACTCTTGGAAGATAAAGTTATACCATAAGTTAACAAACTTTAAAGGTAACATATTTCTATCACCCATCCACCCTAGTTGGAAGTCGCTATACAATCTAGTGTGTGGGTAGTTAACGATACCTTCTCCTAGATATCTGCCTGTGATTTGTCCTGTCGATGCCTGTACGTTGGGTAGTTGTGCTTCATCACAGAGCATTTTAATAAGACCACCACTTCCAGAGACACCTGAACCTCGGTTTGTTCCATTGTCACCGGAACTTATAGTGCTTCCAACAGAAAAATCAATACCAAAATCTCTCATTCTTTTTACAAGAACACCGTCTGGTTTCTTGAATGAAAAGTCTACATCATAGTTATTGCTGAAGGAAAATCCACCTTGCTGCTTTACGCTCTCGATAAAGTTCGTAAGAGATTTTGCCACTCTAAATATTTACAGACATATCATGACTATTTATGGCTTACTCTGGGATATACAAACCAGTTAACCCATCCAAGTACCGTGGTAATCCTACCAGGATTATCTACCGTTCTTTATGGGAACGTAAGTTTATGACATTCTGTGATAACAACCCAAACATTATGGAGTGGGGTAGTGAGGAGGTTATTATTCCTTATCGTTGTCCTACTGACGGCAGAGTTCATAGATACTATCCAGATTTCTACATCAAAGTAAAAAGTAAATCAGGACTGACTAGTAAGTATATCATTGAAGTGAAGCCTAAGAAACAAACTAAGAAACCAACTGATAAACCTAAAAGAAAGACTGCTGCTTG